AATGTAAATGATGTAATTGACACATTTAACATAGCATCACCCAGTGACGGTGATTTGTTGCAGTACAGCTCGTCAACAGGTAAGTTTGAACCTGTTGATGTAAGTAATTTAACAGGATTTGTAAGTATTGTAAGTTTTGGTGAAAATATTATATCAACATCTAGTACAATAAACACAGTAACTCCTCTTATAGCAACTACAGTGCTGAAAACCCCTGCAAACAATCTAGTAAGTGTAGTAGAAAATGACAGTGCAGGACTAGCAGGGTTAATTCAACTAGAACCAGGCACATACTTTATAGAATCTAATGAATCACCTAACAGAGCTTATCCATCAAGCAAATTACTAGGGGAAATAGCTTTATGGGATCATCAACGAAATGAATTTGTACTAGCAGCAGAAGCAAATGGCAGTGCTACTGGAGGTTATATGCAAGCAATTGCAGGTATTGTAGAAGTGCCATCTACTACAACACTAGAATTGTATGGTAAAACAGCAGCTGGTACTAGCGGTGGTTTTGACAGTCGTGTAGAATATTCAACGTATGTTGGTTTGGAGTTAGACAGTGCAGGCGACGCTACTGTGGCAAATTCAGGACTAGGATTTTATCTAAAAATTACTAAGATTGCATGAATCTAGGTGGTTATTACAAGTCCACTATAAATAACTATGTTATAACAAATTAAAGGAGACTCATATGAGCGCAGCTTCAAATTATACTGAGGACAGGACGCTAGACTTTTGGTTAAAAGCTAACAGTCTATCAAGTGCTAGTCCTGCAACTGTATACCTTGCACTGTTTAATTCCGATCCATCAACAGGATCAACACTAGAGAATTTAGAAGCAGGCACACTTACAGATGAATGCACTGGGGGAGCTTATGCAAGATTAGCTGCTACCTTCGGCACTATTACAAACGGTAGTGTATCAACAAATGCAAACGTGACATTTGCAACAGCAAGTGATGGCAATTGGGGTACAATTACACATGTTGCAGTAATGGATGCAGTTACAGCAGGTAATGTACTATTTTATGGTGCATTAGATACAGCACGTGAAATTTTGCAAGATGATACATTTCAGATTACATCAGGATCGTTGACTGTAACCTTAGCATAACATAGGGCACTGCCCATGGCATATGTATTAGAAAATGAAGCGTATGTTGCAGTCTCGTATGTGTCTGACGATTATGTTGGCACAGACGTAGATGCACTGTATGTTGAAACAGGATATATTTTAGAACAACTAGTGCCAGCAACGGCAACTTTTAACGCTGCTGCAACTTTTTCTGTCACTGGTACATATGCAAAGTTCGGGTCCACAACAATTCCGGTTGCTGCTAGTCTAGCAGCGACAGGTAAATCAATTAGACCCGGCACAGTGTTACAGGTGTCTTCGGGCACACTAACAGCAGATTCAATTAGAATTAGAGAATCTGCTGCTACACTAGAACACACATTTAATGAACAAACATGGGCGGATGCAGGCACTTGGGAAGACTCAAGAGCTGAAGCATGGCGCCCTGTTGTAAGTGTAGATGGTCTACGAGTTGCACAAGGTACTAGCACACTAGCTAGTACAATTGACCTTGATGCACAGGGACGATCTATAAGAAACCCCAGCACACTTATTGCTAATCTAGGCACAATGAGTGTGGATGGTGTAAAAACCATCAACGGCATACCTGCTGAACAGTCAAGCGAATTTACAGTTGCAGTTGAAGGATTTATTAACATAATTTCAACACCTGTAACACTGAGTGGCACATTTACAATGCCACCGTTTACAGCGTTGGGCATTAGAGCAGGTACAGGTACTCTATCCAGTGCATTTACACAAACAGCAAATGCACGTTTAGATCGAAGAGGCACAGTATTACAGGCAACACTTGGTGATATCAATATTGATGGTGTAAGAACCAGAAATACATCAGCAACAATCAACTCACAGGCAAATATTAGCATTGCAGGTAAATCAATTAGAAACGGCACAATTTTAAGTGCAAGTTTGGGTGATTTAGATGCAAGTGCTAGATTAATTAGATCACTAGGCACAGTAGAATTAGCAGCACAAACATCATCGTTGATATTTTCAACAGTAATATTTGGTGGTACATCAACTGCCAGGGCACAGTTTGGTTTACAAGGTGACTTGCGTGTTCTTAAGATAGATCCTTATAGAATACACAACATTGATTCTGAGACAAGAATTGCAGAAATCGCGGAAGAATTACGATTATTTGGTGTTAATTCCGAAACTCGCTTAAATAACATAGAGCAAGAAATTAGAACATACATGGTGCCATCAGAGACAAGAACACTTGTCATACAACCCTTGGTATTGATTAACGTACCGGGTACTTCGAGAAATAGGAGAGAATAATGCCAAGTTTAACAGGATTTGAAACTGACAGAGTAGGCACATATATCGTAAAAGATCCATATGCCGCACTTGACTACAGTTTAGATTTCACAAATTGGTTGCCACAGGGCGAAACATTATCAGCATTATCTGTCACTATAGAAACAATAAGCGGTGATACAAATCCGCTTGCACTAGATTTGTCAACAAACACAACAACTGTTGCAACAGCGTTTCTTAGCGGCGGCACAGCTGGTAAAATTTACAATGTAGAATATAAAATTACTACTGATAACTCTAAGCAGGATTCAAGAAACATTAGAGTAAAAGTACTAGAAAGGCAGGCATAATGAGCGACAAGAAAACATCACGCCCAGCAAAATACAAAACTATAGACAGAAATTTAGTTTATAGATTGGCCTGCATTCAATGTACAGATCAAGAAATAGCAGAAGTAGTGGGCATCACAGCTGACACACTGAGACGCAGATTTGGTACACTACTTGAAAAAGGCAGACATGAAGGAAGACAAAGTCTAAGACGCTCAATGTATGAAAAAGCACTTGATGGCGATACAAGACTACAGATATTCCTGTCTAAGCAATACCTAGGCATGCGTGACACGCCAGAAGATACACAAAACACAACTCCGCTACCATGGAGCGACGACGAGTAAGGAGAACTACTTATGGCAAACTTTGCAGCGTTTCAACATAACTTTAGTGTACCCTTTGGTATTGGTGTACAAAAAGGATTGTATGGAAAACTTACAGGTGTAGACATATCAGGTTACAATCCTGTTATTGGGAGTGAATTTGAAACTATATGGGATGGCAGTGATGTTTACACTTATCCCAGTGCCGCTACTACAATGACAGTTGCATCAAATGCAGGTGCACTAGACAATGGTGTTGAAGTGTTTATACAAGGACTAGATGCAGACTACAATCCTGTTTCAGAAACTGTAACATTAGGAGAAGATTCAGCAGGCGGTACCAGCACCACAGTTGAATTTTTAAGAATATTTTCAGCAACTGTAAACAATGGACAAGCACCAACTGATGATATTTTAATCACACAGGATGGCAACACATATGCACTAATTACATTCCCATACAATAGAACACAAATGGGAATATACACTGTGCCAGCAGGCAAGAGAGCATACATTTTATACGCCAGTATTTCTTTAGAAAAACAAAAAGAAGTAATTGCAAAACTATTGGTTAGACGACCCGGTGGTGTTTTAGTGACCACAGGTATTATTGGTACAACCAGTGAGTATGAAAGATTGTACCAAATACCACCAGTAGTAGATGAAAAAACAGACATTGAAATAAGAGCACTAGCAGGTGCAACAACAGGTGCCGCTGTAAATATACAATTAGTATTAGAGGACAAATAATGCCACTGAGTGAACCACAAAAAAAGATATGCAACTCGGATGCAAGATTCCGTTGTGCTGTTACAGGAAGACGATTTGGTAAAACACACGTTGCAATGCGTGAACTTGCAAGATTCGCTAGTAATCCAGGCAGTCAAGTGTGGTATGTTGCACCCAGTTACAGAATGGCAAAAGGCATTGTTTGGGATCAACTAAAAGGTAAACTCAAAGATCTAAGATGGGTAGATCTAACAAATGAAGCAGAACTAACACTGCGTCTAAAAAACGGTAGTAAGATAAGTTTGAAGGGTGCAGATTCCCCTGACAGTTTACGTGGAGTAGGACTTAATTTTATTGTACTAGACGAGTTTCAAGACCTTGATCCTAAAGTATGGACAGAAGTACTACGTCCAACACTGTCAGACAAAGGTGGTCATGCACTGTTCCTAGGCACACCACGTGGCGTTGGTAGCTTTTCACATGAGATGTATTCAGAAGCACTAGTAAAAGACGACTGGGCAGGATTTACATACACTACACTTGACGGCGGTAACGTACCAGAGTCAGAAATAGAACAAGCAAAGCGTGACATGGATCAACGCACATTTCGACAAGAATATGAAGCAAGTTTTACAACTTATTCAGGTGTGGTATACTATAACTTTGATAGAAAAGAAAGTTTATTAGATATGTCAGGCACAGACAAACTTGAATTGCACTGTGGCATTGACTTTAACGTAGATCCCATGAGTGTGTGCGTGACTGTTATACAAGGTAACATTGTTTATGTAATTGATGAAATTACAATGATGGGATCAAACACAGATGAAGTTGTTGCAGAACTGCGCAACAGATATCCAAATTCAAGAATTACAATGTATCCTGATCCTGCTGGCAGACAGAGAAAAACGTCAGCTGGTGGTAGAACAGATCTAAGTATTTTACAAAATGCAGGATTTCAGGTACAGGTTAAAAATACACATGCACACATCAGAGATAGAGTGAATAGTGTAAATGCTAAGTTGAAAAACACAGCAGGTGAGAGATCACTGTTTATTGATCCTAGATGCAAACAGGTGATAAACAGTTTAGAGAAGATGGTATATAAACCGGGCACGTCTATAATTGAAAAAGACGGAGAACTAGACCATATGGCAGACGCAGTAGGATATCTAATTGACTTCTTATTCCCGTTACGCACAGACAGTACTAGTTCAACACCACAGCGTTGGGCCTTCGCCGGCAATACACAAAACAGGAGATGGAGTTAATGCCCATAATTAGAGACAGAGTCATAAAAGGTGACGCAATTACAAACGTAGGTATCATAATGGAAACACATGATGCTTATGCACACTACAACAATAGATGGAAGTTCCTAGGCGACAGTTATCAAGGCGGTTATGACTACTTTACAGGTAGATACCTAGAACCATACTATTATGAGTCAAGAGAAGATTATGAAAAGCGGTTACGTCAAGTTGCACTAGACAACCACGTTAAAAGTGTTGTGGGAATCTACAACAGTTTCTTGTTTAGAAAACAACCTAGACGTGAATATGGTGCACTAGAAGGTACAGCAGCACTGCGTGCATTCCTACAAGATGCAGATTTAGATGGCAGAAGTTATGACAGTTTTATGCGTGATCTAAGCAGTTATACAATGGTATATGGCAACACATGGGTTATAGTGGATAAACCGATATCAAATGCCATGACAAGAGCAGAAGAACTAGAGCAAGAAATACGTCCGTATGTGTCAATGTTTACTCCTGAAAACGTACTAGATTGGGAATACACAAGACAGTCAAATGGCCTGTACACTCTAACGTATTTAAAGGTTCAAGAAGAATCTTATGAAGACAATCAATACATCAGAGAATACACACCACAAGAAATTAACGTGTACAAATTAAATGGTGCTGACAAAACAGGTGACATTGTTGATAGTATGCCAAATCCACTGGGTAGAATACCAGCAGTGTGTGTATATGCACAGCGTTCAAACATCAGAGGTGTTGGCGTATCAGCAGTTGGTGATATTGCAGACATACAAAAAGAATTGTATGAGTTTGGTTCAGAGATTGAACAGATTATACGTTTAACAAACCATCCAAGTCTAGTGCTAGAACAAGGTGTTGAAGCAAGTGCAGGTGCAGGTGCAATTATACAAATGCCACCAAGTGCAGATCCAGCTAAAAAACCATACCTACTGCAACCAGATGGTGCAAGTATTGAAGCAGTACTAGACACAATGGAACGCAAGGTAAACAACATCGACAGAATGGCATGCCTAGGCGGTATACGTTCAATTGAAAGCAGACGCTTGTCGGGTATTGGTTTACAAACTGAGTTTCAGATGTTGAATGCTAAACTTGCAGACTTTGCAATGAATCTAGAACATGCCGAAGAACAAATATGGCGTCTATGGAGCACTTATCAAGGTGAGTCATGGCAGGGTGAAGTTGAATATCCAAGAAGCTTCTCTATACAGGACAAATTTAATGATGTACAGATGCTTAAACTTGCAAAAGACAGTGGCATTGATAATCCAAATATGATATCAGATATAGATGCTAAAATCTATAATATTATATTTGAAAAAGAATATGAAGGTCCAGAAACACCCGTTGCACCAACACCCGTTGCACCAACAACAACAGACACAAATGGTATGGTACATCCTACTGTAACAGATCCAGTTGAAATGGTTAACCATATCCGTGCAATGGTCAATGAAGGATTTACCAACGACGANATAATTGAACTACACCCGGAATTAGCAGGATTATTTAATGGGTAAGTATGTTCCTAAGATGCCAGATACCTTTATTGAAGGTACTGAACAAAGACTGAGAGAAGTGTTGGTTGAATATGACGATAACATCCGTAGATTTGAAACACTTAACTCTAAACGTGCAGGCGTGAGGGCGCGGCATAATCTACTCGAGTTGTACGCAATTTGTAAACTGAGACGCAAAGAGATCTTAGAACGCAAGCGTACACTCGGGTGGGTTGAACATCCTAGTTGGGATGGCATTGATGAAGACAATAATCTATAGGAGGATATTAAAATGCCAATGAAGAAGAAAACAAAGAAAAAGAATACTAAACGTGGCGGGCGCAAATAAACGCCTAAAATACACGTTTATATGTCAAATATAATAAATATATTTGTTACTGCCAGGGGGCAGGGAGTAGACTCAACTCAAAAATGAAAGAGGTAATTAAATGAACGCAGAAACAGCGGTTAATGACACGGAGAATACTGCAACTCCACAACAACAGCAGGCAAATACACAGGAACCAGCAGAAAACCTTCTGTCACAAGATGAAGTAAATCGTATTGTAGCAGATAGGGTAGCAAGAGAAAAAGCTAAGTTTGAAAAGAAATATTCAAACGTAGATTTAGATCGCTACAATGAGCTTGTTGCAAATGAAGAACAGTCACGTCAATCCGAAATGGAGAAGCGTGGAGAATATGAAAAGCTGCTGAAAGAGCAGGCCGAAAAGTTTAATGGCAAGATCAGTCAATATGAGAGTGAATTGCAAAACATTAAAGTTGATGGGGCACTGTTAAATGAAGCAAGTAATAATAGAGCTGTTAATCCGCAACAGGTAGTGCAACTGCTAAAAGGTCAATTACGTCTAAATGAAGCAGGCGCAGTTGATGTAGTAGATGCAAATGGTCAGGTGCGTTATACGGAGAATGGTGATCCACTAACTCCAAATGCATTGGTCCAGGAATTCCTTTCTGCAAATCCACACTTTGTGCAAGCAGGCCCTAGCGGCAGTGGCACTGGACAAGGTATTGGTAATCAAACTCCTGTGGTTGATAATGACATATCTAAGTTAGATATGAACAACAAAGCACATCGTGCGAGATATAGAGAAATTATGTCTGCAAAAGGTGTGCGTTTATAAATGCTATATTAGGAGAATACAATGGCAGTTACAACAACAACTTTAACAGCAGAATTGTTTAGCAATGTTATGCAATCTGCACTGTTCACACTTAGTGAACAAACAGTCATCCGTCCGTTAATTCGTAACTACGACATGACAGGAACACCGGGTCTAACAGCTCAGGTTCCGATTTACCCAGCACTATCAGCTGGTGATCTAACAGAAGGTACTGATATTTCAACACCTACATCGTTCGATCCAACAAGCGCAACAATGACAGCACTAGAGCGTGGTGTTATGGTTACACTAACAGACATGGCAATTGAATCTGCAAATGAAGACGTTGCAGCAGCAGTTGGTCGTCAAATTGGTGACGCAATGGCCAAGAAAGTAGACACAGAACTAGCTGGTCTATTCTCGGGTTTCTCGAACACAGTTGGTTCAGGCGCAGCTGAAATCACAGTAGAAGATCTGTTCAAAGCAGCAGCAACTCTACGTGCAAACAATGCACCAGGTCCATATGCATGTGTGTTACACCCATACCAAGCACACCAGATCAAACTACAGCTAACTAACGCTGGTTCAACTATGTCACACGCACTAAGTGATGTAGGTAATGCAGCACTAAATGATGGTTTTGTAGGTCAGATCGCTGGTATGAACATCTTTGAATCAACTGTTATCACAGGTGACTCAGCAGGTGCATTCGTTGGTGCAGCATTTGCACAAGATGCAATCGGTTACATGGTCAAGCGCAACATGCGTATTGAAGAGCAGCGTGACGCAAGTCTACGTGCAACTGAACTAGTTGGTTCAATGGCATACGGCGTTAAAGAAATCTT